GTTATTGTTTTCTATAATAAGTATCGCATCATTATATTCTGTTGCTATACTTACCAACATATTTCCAAAATCTTTGGTATTTATTTTACCTTTATACTCTGCTACTTGTTCTAAGTTATCCACATCAATAACGTGGAAAGCAGAATAGTCTGCACTATCACCTCTACCTACATCAGCACTAACTACATAGCTTTTTGAGTAGTTTGGTGGTTCCCAAACCCAACAATTACTATCAACACCTCGTTTTTCCATTGGGTCTTGAACACATCGTGTTCTTAAATTATCCAATAGTGTTGCGTCAATTACTGAAGTACCAGAAGTTAAAAAGTCACAATCACACTCTTGTGCCGCACTTGCTGGCCCAAGTAAAACATCTTGTTCATTTCTCCAATCTTGCTCTCTATCTGGATGAGCTGACCAATGAAGTTTGACAAAGTTGAACATACCTCTACCTTCTTCAGCTTCTACCCAAGTTTTGTGGAACCAATTACCCACACCATTTGGTGTTGACAATGCAATACATTGACCACCAGTAGTTAAGGTAGATTGTGCTGCTGTCCATATATCATCAATCTTATCAATAAATGCTGCCTCGTCCAATATCAATAATGATAGAGCTTCTGAACGAGCGGCTTCTGGACCTGATGATACTGCCTTGATTTGAGAACCATTACGATATCTCAAATTCAATTTGTTATCTTCCACACATCTTTGTTTCAACCAACTCGGTAGATTTGCGTGCATAACACGAACTTTCGTTACCAAGTTTTTTGCTACTTCTTGTTTTGTAGCGATAACCAAGATATTCTTATCTTGTTGAAATGTCATCATCCACAAACTATATCCAGCTGATAATGTTGAAATACCCAACTGACGAGCTTTCAAAATAATATTAAATCGTTCCTTTTGAAATTCACTTACGGTCTTTTCTTGAAATTCATACAAGTCAAAAGGTATCTTGCCTTTTATCGGGTGTTGAATCAAGCAATATTTCTTCATAAAGTATGCTGGGTCTTGTGCACACTTTATATATTCCGATTTAATTACTTCTTTTATCGGTTGTACCATTAATCTACTATCTGACCTGCAAGTTTAACTGAACCTGCAGTAGCCATCACTCCAAATGTAAAGTATAACCACTTGTTTTCATACCATTTAGGTCTAACAAGTTTTACTTTTTGATTTAAAAGGTCAGTCTGTTCTTTAAGTAGATTGATTTGTACGGTTTTGTTCTCTATTAACATAGAATCTATTGCTGCATTTGATTCCAATCTCTTTACCATTATCTCATAATCAGAAACTAACGATACATTTAAGCTATCTTTTAGTTCTAATTCTTTAATGGCATTAGTAAATCCTAATACTTGGTCTTCCGTGAAAGAATAAGTCTTAGGTTCTTGGATATCTTGTGCAAACAAGAGTCCTGCGAATAGTATGTATATAATATATCTCATATATATAAATATATACTATTTAGAAAACTTCTTCAAAAATTTTACTGCGTCATCAGCATTATCTTCTTTTACTGCTTCTGATGCTTTTTCTAGTTGTTTTTTAGTAGTAGTTACTTTTCTTTTAAGTTTTGCTACTTCTTTTTTGTTAACTCTCTTCTTTGATTCAAGAACTTTTACTTCTTTTTCAAGTTCTTTAACTTCGTTGTCTTTAACTTTGATTGCTTTATCAAGTTCTTTGACTTCTTTCTTTTGGTTACCACCAAAGAATAAGTTAAGTATCATTTGTATGAATTTCATCATTTTACTCCCGTTAGTTGTTTTTGTGCTTCTTCTACTTTGTCTTTATTACTTCTAATAAAATCTCTTGCTTCTTCAATTGTCTTATCAAATTCCTTTTCACCCATTTCCCACTTGTCTTCTTCTAACATTGGTGTATTTACACCTACATTATTATACCAACTCTTTTTACCACCTGTTTTTTCAAAGTCATCAATACTTTGTTCCAAGTCTTTTAGTTGTGCTTTTTGGTTTTTAAGAACTTTTTCCCTTGAATATTTTTCATATTCAGAATAATCTTTCATTCTCAAGTTATTTTCAAATTTTATTTGACAATCAAAACAATGTCCCATCAATCTCCAAAACTTATCGTCAAGTTTTTTCTTCATTGTTTTTTTACAATCTGGACAAAACCAGGGCATTCTAACTTCTGACATAATATCAGTTAATTCTGATTTTCTCGTTTCACCACCTAAGTCTTTTTCTGCTTCAGGTGTATATCCAACCATTGACCTTTTTTCTACATCTTGTCCTTTTAAAATAGCACTTAATGCTTTATTTTCTCTTTCTGCTTCTTTTGACCTACCTGCCATTATAACTCCTTAAAATTTTAGACTACCGAGTATTTGATTGATTGGTGCAAATGCTCCTGTGAATTTGTATAGGTTTCCTTTATATTTGAAAACCAAGCCTTCACTCGGGACAATTGCATTTAATCCACCGATAGCTTCTAATTTTTCTATTTGTATTTTTAGTTTTTGTAATTTTTCTATATTACCAGATTTTCTTAAATCGTTCATCGCACTGATAACATCTTGTCTAATTTTTTGTGTTGCTTTATCAGGTGATACTGCTAAAAACCCTTGTATGTTTTTTAATATTTCTGCTCCCACTTTAAAAAATAATATTTCAAATGGTTTTATATTTTCTTTCCAGATACTCATATGATTTTTTTTGTCCGTATCTAATATCCAATTTAAAAATTGTGGTTTTGATTTAAAGTCTTTTCTTATTTGTGGTATTTTATAAGTCTTATCAAAGTATGCCCAACGATTAACCAACTTAATAAATTGGTCTGATTTCAAATTAACCTTAAATTGTTTTGCTGCGTTGAATACATATTCTTTCCAAAATGATTCGTGATACATACCTAATCTATCACTATCTTTTAATTTGTATCTTTTTTGTAATTTATTTAGTTGTCCTAAAAACTGACTCTTTAATTTACCGAAGTTTTGAGATTTAGGGATAGTTAAAAAATTAGGTCTTGAAATTTTAAATGTTTTCTGTATATTTTGATTTACTTGTTTAATCATACCTTGTAACATTCTTGCACTATCTTTTGCTTGTCCAATTGGTTTGCCACTTTCATTATATTCTAATGCTCCGTGAAATACTATTTCTGCAACATCATAGTCAATTATGTTTGCTGTCTGTGGATATATAACCTCTAAATTCATCCATTTAGTTCCATTACCGAACACCTTTTCTTGTTGTGCGTTGGATAACGAACCTATTGCTTTTTCTAAATCTACCATAGCTCCGTAAAATGCTTTCTTGATTTGTCCTCGTCCAGCGAATTTACTTGCCATTCCTTTAGCGTCTAATGCACTTGCACCACGATTTTTAATGTGTCCATTATTTCGTGCTGCTTTTAACTTTCCATTAACCCAACTTATCATTAGGTTTTGTCCGTCAAGTTTTTCAGAAACCTTATCTTCTCGATTTAGCTTTCCTTCTAAACCTATAATAACTATGTTCTTCAAGTCTGAAAAGAGCAAATTATTATCATCAAATGGGTGATTCATATGTCCGTATGCTCCACCTTCAGTTAAAAAAGTTTTTTTCACATCTTTTACAAAACTTTCACTTAATTTATTCTTAATATGTGCAATACCCTTTTCCGAATCTTTTTCAAGTTTTTTAATATCGTCTTTATCTACTAATGGTGTTTCTTTTTCAGGTGTTAAATCATTGTCTTCTATAAATCCGTCCAATACACTTTCTTCTCCGAAGAACTTAACGATTTCCCAATTCAAATTAGATAAATTCTTTATCATTAGTTCTTTATATTTAGGAAATGGATTATCAACACTATCTGTATTTTTTCTATTCTGATTAATTGTTTTTCCATATGTTACGGTTTTTGCTCTATCTTGTTCATAGTCATCTGCTTGAATCGTAAACCTCATATCCATTGAATCTTTGATTGGAAACCCTATAACTTCCCAACCTAATATTTCTGCGTGTTCTGGTGATACTCTAAAGTAGTCATCCAATGAACCAAAGAAATCATACATACCTTCATCTGACATAACACTTGCGTCAAAATGACTACCGAAACCACTAACTTCTTTTATAATCTTTTTTACTTCTGGTTGTTGAACAAATTCAAATAACTTACCAAATCGTGAAGTCATCATTTCATAAGTTGACTTATCAAAGTATCCAAATGTTTTTTTAAATATTTGTTGTCTTTTCTTTTCATCAACCTTTGGACTACCCAATAGATTTCTAATCTCTGTTCCACTTGATATACCACTAACCTTTTGGTGTGGTGCTGAATAAACATAACCATTATCTTCATGCCCAACTAAATCTTTTCTCTTTACTGCAAATTTGAAATCTTTAAAATATTTTCCTGATGATAATCTACCTGCGTCTTTTTTACCAACTACATAAACTGCTGCAGTGTCATCACCAAACTTTCTCAATATATCAGCTTTGTATGGATTTTTCTCTTGAATTATATTTTTTGCAGGAATACCCATTTTCATCATATGTTTTTTCTTTTCATTGAAATTGAGTGGGTGTCTTGGCATTCTTTGTATATTTGATGTTGCGATATACACTTCGTCAAATTTACCTTTTAGTGATTCAAAAACTTTCTTGTGGTGTGGACCAAATGGTTGAAATCTACCTGGATAAATTGCTATAACTTTTTTAACTTCTTTTTGTTCGTTTACTTTTTTGCTCGTATCGGTTTTCATAAATGGGCCTCTACGAATAGTTTTAAATGCTACTGGTAAATCTTTTCCAAATAAGTTTTTTGGATTTAATATTCTCAAAGTAACCATATCTTTTTTATTATCTATTTTCTTTACTTCAAAATCTATCTCTTTATATTTTTTACCTTTATAAGTAAGATTAAATCCTGTAATATTTTTATGTAGTTTTCCACCAGATACTGCATTTGTTGC